TTTCCCATTGGAATCCTGCGCCTGAAGGATCTGAAGAATCTGGCGAAATGTTAACTGAAGCACCTTCTTCAAAATCCTTAAGTAGTATGTCTAAAAAGGAATTAGAAGATTTGGGAAGAGAGCATGGCATAGAGTTAGATAGAAGACAAACTAAAATGACTCTAATTCAAGAGCTTAAGGATGCAGGTGTCGAAGACTAATATATAGTCTTATGCTAGTATTTAATGAATTAACCGAAGACAATCTTTTTTTGTATGCTGCTAAACATTATACAAATCCAACGTTTTCAGATATTGACGATTTTTATGAAGATTTAAAAAGATTCAAATATATTAAAAGATTAGTTAATAGGCACCTTGATAATAATGAATTGGCTGACAGACTTATTATGAATCATTTGATAGTAATATTCAATGCTTTTGGACAAGAAGCAATGTTGAATATTTTAAATTTAAAATTAGATGAAAGGCACTGGCCAGTAGTAAAACCTTTTTTGATATTCTTAAAGTATATTAGTAATGATCAATATACTAACATAACAATGGATAAAAACGTAGTAGAAAGATTAAGGCTAATATAATGGGTATACTAAAAAGAGCAGCAGACATTACTTACGCATTTAGGTTCGTAAGATTGCTCGTTATGAAGTGGGAAAACTGGGATGCCTATAAACTTGGTATAATTGATAAAGACGGTAAGCGTGACAGAAATATTAAATTGGATGACGATGAAAAAAAGTCTGCTTATACTCCTTTCATCCGCCTTGTTGCTAACATTAAAAGGCTCACAAGTAAAATCCCAGGAGGAGGTACAGGACTCGGATCTTTTGCGTCCGCGCTCTATCTCATTAAAGAAGAGATTGGGTTAAACGAAAAACAATTAACAAAAATTGTTGAAGAGTGTAATTTAGAAATTCTTGATTTTCTTAATGAATCGAATATGTGGTTTATATTAGATGATAAATGCTTATCTCCAGGAGTCTACAAATTAAAAGAAGACAAACTTTTAAATAAATCCTGTGAAGACATTGTATTTAAAAACGACCAAATCAGAATAAAAGAAGATTCTTATCCAGTAGGAAATATGTTTGGCTTAGATATATATGAGGCCTTACATATAAAAACGGGACAAAAAGTTTTCGTATCAACTAGCGAGATAATAAAATGACTTATTCATCTAAGAGACAAGATCAACTAATGGCTAAAATTAATAAAGTTTTAGACAGAAAAAAATTAGTTGAGCCTAAACCTAAAAAAGAAAAAGACGAAGGTTATGCATCACACGCACAGCGCAAAGCTGTATGGGCAAATAAAGCTGATGGTGGTAAAGGTCATCCTGATAATAAAAAAGAAGATACTGCTATGACTACTACAGCAAATATTCCTAATCCAATAGATACTGCGATGGGTCCTAAAAAGAAGAAAAAACTAAAAGTATTTAAACGCTGGGTGGAAAATGAAGAAATAAAAGAAGGTGGATTATGGGCTAATATTCATGCAAAAAGAAAACGCGGCGAAAAAATGCGAAAGAAAGGCGAAAAAGGTGCACCTACGCCTGAAGCCATGAAAAGCGCTCAAAAAGAAGAAATAGAAAGAGCTCAAGCTATAGATGACTTCTGTGAATCATGTAATCTTTATGATGATATCGTAATTACAGAAGCTGAGTACAAAGGTAGAAAAGTAACTCTTAATGATCCAATGCGATCAAGCGATGGGAAGAAAAAGTTTTATGTTTACGTAAAAAATGACAAAGGTAATGTTATTAAATTAGGATTTGGCGATCCAAATATGGAAATAAAAAGAGATGATCCAGCAAGAAGAAGATCTTTTAGAGCTAGACATAAATGTGATAATCCAGGTCCAAAATATAAAGCTAGATACTGGTCATGTTTTCAATGGAGAGCAGGTGCAAAGGTAGATAACTAATGAAAACATTTGAAGAAATAAGAGAAAAAAAATCGCGTGCTATTAATCCACAAGATCCAGATGTAAAAAGTAGGCCAGGATCTCAACCAAAAGTTTATTATAAAGGAACTGCTAAAAATAAAAAAGCTGATCGAGCAGCTCATTTTGAAAAAGGGGCAAAAATGGATGATGATAATCCAGCTGCATATGCACCCGCACCTGGAGATAAAGATAAGTCTGGTAACTTAAAAAAGACTAAGTTATCCAAACACACCATTAAATATCGAAAAATGTTCGGAAAATAGGGAGATAAGTGATGAAAACATTTGAAGAAATAAGAGGCTTTTCAGAAAAAGTTAAAGGCGATCAATTAATGCATCATGGAGAAACCACTAAGCATTTTGATATGTGTCCATCCGCCCTAAAAGCATTTGATAAAAATCAAAAAGATGGTATGGGTGATAAAGATGGTTTTCATGAAGCCGTAATAGCAGTTGATAAATATCTTGGTTTTGAGAAAATGCTAGCAAAAAAAGGTAGTGCATCAGATAAAAATGTTAATCACATGGCAGATTTAGTTAAAGATGCTAAAGCTAAAATAAGTAAAGCCGGTTTACCAGGTCATACTTATCATAGTATTCATATGGATAAAGTAAAAGATTTAAAAAGAGTAGAAGATATAACAGAAGAGAAAAAAGGTCTTGCTGCAAAAGCCGAAAAATCTGGTATTTCTCTAGGTGTACTTAAAAAAGTTTATAATAGAGGAATGGCTGCTTGGAGAACAGGACATAGACCAGGAACCACACCTCAACAATGGGGTATGGCTCGAGTAAATTCATTTATTACAAAAGGTAGTGGTACTTGGGGTAAAGCTGATAAAGACTTAGCTGATAGAGTAAGATCTAGTAAGAAAAAATAATAGTAAATGGCTAGATTATATCTTATATTATTATTGTTAGGTGTGTTAGGTGGAGTTGGTTATCTAGGGTATCAATACTATGCATCTACTCAAAAGCGTATAGCAATCCTTACATCAAATAACGCAAAGTTAGAAACTGCTCAGAAACAAACTGCCGCAGAGTTTGAACAGTATCAAATTAATGTAAAAGAAGAAATAGAAAAATTTAAAGCAGAAATAGAAAAACAACAAAAACTTAATAATGAATTAAATAATAATTTAGAAGAAGTTAAAAGTGCTAATAAAGCTATAGCTAAATTATTAGCTAATACTGATATTATTAAAAATAGTCTTGCTGATCCTAAAGCAAGCGAAAGTAGGATAAATGAACAAGTTGATTTATTTTTTGGTGCCATTGATTGCGCTACTGGCGCTGAATGCGTGCAGCAAGGGAATTGAAAAAGAAATAGTAACAGTGCCAACGGTAGTTGAGTCACCTAATATTGAGATTCCTCAAATTAGAGTTGTTTCTCGACCAAAACCTATTAGTATGAAAGATGCTGATATAGTTGTTGTTACTGAAAACAACTTAAAAGAAATAATTGAACGTATAAAAGGAATGCAAGGAGAATTTGTATTATACGCTATGACTGCCACTAGTTTTGAAGCTCTAGCATTAAATTTAGAACAAATAAAACGATTTATTGAAGAACAAAATCAAATTATATTATATTATGAAAAATCGGTAACCAGAGGAGAAGAAGAATGAGAGAGTGGTTCGAAGAGTGCAGTATATTAAGATTTAACGATAAACAATGGTGTGGATATTTTTTTGCTGAAATATCAGCTATAGCTTATCATGATGGAAAAAAAGTAGGTACTGCAGTAAAAAAATTAGGATTTAAAAGTTATAAATTTTTAGATACTGATGGAGCACAGGCTCATATATTTAGTAATGCCGAACATATGGTAATTGCTTTTAGAGGAACAGAACCAAAACAATTTTCTGACGTCAAAGCGGATCTTTTAGCTATTAAAAGAAAATCTAGAACTGAAGGTCGAGTTCATATGGGGTTTAAAATGGAACTTAGAAAATTATGGCCTGATATTGAAGCGTTAATTCATAAAAAGAAACAAAAGATATGGATTACTGGTCATAGTTTAGGTGGTGGAATGGCTACTCTTTGTGCTAGTAGAATAGAAGAAAGAGATCCTATTTTATATACTTATGGTTCTCCAAGAGTAGGTGGAGGAGAATTTGTAAAAGGCTGTGATATAGTACATAATAGGTATAAGAACAATAATGACATTGTTCCTTCTGTTCCATTATGGCTTATGGGATATAAGCATCACGGAGAATTACAATATTTAAATTTTCATGGAAAGATTAGAAAATTGACACCTTGGCAAAGAGTTAAAGATTCTTTAAGAGGAAGAAGAGCGGCTCTTAAAAAATGGCAACTCTTTGACGGATTGCACGACCATAGTATAACAGACTATTCAGATAAATTAAAAGCAATTTGGATAGAAAATAAACCAAGTTTGGATAATTAAATGTGGGAAATAATAGAAAGAATGGCGAGTGATCGCTTATGGATTTATACAGCAATTGCTGGTTCTATATTTGGAGCTATATTCGTTGCATATATATCAACAACACGTATAGGTTTATGGTTTTACGGTAAAGTAGATTTAACAATTGACTATTTAGTAAACAAATGGGGATGGACTTGGCTTCAACAACCAGAAGATGCTTGGAGAAAAAAATATCCGCATGTAACTAAAAAGATTGATGAACTAGAAAATAGAATAAAGGAACTAGAAACAAATCCATATTTATTTAATGAAAGGGAAAATTGGAAATGAAAGTTGGAGAACAAATTATTCTCGCAGCGTTAAAACAAGCTGAGGGAGAACTTGAAGTACATAAAGCAAATATAGAAGTGTATAGAACAATGCCAGCCGGTATTGGAGAACACAGCGATGTAGTAGAAGCAGTAATGGCAGAATTAGATGCAATGGCCATGGCCGAAGATCGTATTGAAATAATAAAAAAATATTTCAATAAAACAAACAAAATTCATGAATTTTAACGTTTACAAAATCATAATTATAATATATAATACTACATATAGAAAAAATTTCAAATCAATAACAACATGAGGTATCAAATGGCGGCAACGTTTCTGGATACGAGAAAATTCTTGTCTGAAACAAAATTTTACGAAGGGTATTCTCGCTATATAGAAGAGGAAAATAGATACGAGAGTTGGAGTGAAGCATGTGATAGAGTAATAGGAATGCATGCTAAAACTTATATAGAAAAAGGAAATGAATTAACACCTTATTTAGAAGAAGCTAGACAAGCTTATAAAGAACAAAGAGTATTAGCTGCTCAAAGATCATTACAATTTGGCGGTGAGCAACTAATGAAACATCAGATGAGAATGTATAATTGTACTTCATCTTATGCAGATAGACCAGAGTTTTTCGGAGAAGTTTTTTATATTTTATTATGTGGAGCTGGAGCGGGCTTTTCAGTTCAAAATCATCACATTGCAAAACTTCCACAAATAGCCCCAAGAACAAAACAAGCAAAAGGTTATATAGTCGAAGATTCAATAGAAGGCTGGGCTTCAGCTCTAGATGTATTGATGTCTTCATACTTTGTCGGCGGTGGTAAACATCCAGATTTTGCCGGTAGAAGAGTATTTTTTGATTTAACTAATATTAGACCTAAAGGTGCTAAAATTTCAGGAGGATTTAAAGCGCCAGGACCAGAAGGACTTAGACGTTCTTTAGATAAGATAGAACATATGCTCCAAGGTATTGTATTGGATTCTAAGCATCCAGTAGATATTAAACCAATTAACGTTTACGATATTACTATGCACGCAGCAGATGCAGTATTATCAGGCGGTGTAAGAAGGTCAGCAACAATTTGTTTATTCTCTCCGGAGGATGAAGAAATGATGAATGCTAAGACTGGTAATTGGTTTATGGAGAATCCACAGAGAGGAAGATCTAATAATTCAGCAGTAATTGTTAGGGATAAGACTACAGCTGAACAATTTAGCAAGATAATGGAATCTGTTAAAGAGTTTGGTGAACCTGGATTTGTCTTTGTTGAATCCAGTGAACATACAACTAATCCATGCGTAGAAATAGGAATGTATCCTCAAATAGATGGAGTGTCTGGTTGGCAAGGTTGTAATCTCACTGAAATAAACGGGGGCATGTGCTCTACCGAGGAAGCATTTTATAAGGCATGTCGCGCAGCAGCTATCCTCGGTACCCTACAGGCAGGGTACACAGACTTTAAGTTTCTATCTGAAAAATCAAAAGAAATATTTGATAGAGAAGCATTACTTGGAGTTTCTATTACCGGATGGATGAATAATCCTGATATTCTTTTCAACGAAAAAATTCTTGAAAGAGGTGCAAAAATAGTAAAAGAAATGAATAAGAAAGTTGCTAAGATTTTAGGTATTAATCCAGCAGCTAGAACAACATGTGTTAAACCTTCTGGAAACGCTTCAGTATTATTACAAACAGCTAGTGGTATTCATGCAGAGCATTCTCAAATGTATATTAGAAATGTTCAAATGAATAAAGAATCTGAAGTTACTAAATCTATTATAAGTTCAAATCCTTATATGGTAGAAGAATCAGTATGGTCTTCAAGTGGAACAGATGTTGTAGTATCATTTCCAATAGTACCTAAAAAAGGATCGTTTATTAAAGAAGATTTATTAGGAGTTAAACATTTAGAGCTAGTTAAAAAGGCACAAAAATATTGGGTTAATGCAGGAACAGAAGAAAAATTATGTGCAGATAAAGGAATAAGACATAATGTTTCTAATACTATTATTGTTGATGATTGGGATGAAGTAGAAAAGTATGTTTTTGAAAATAGACATTCTTTTGCTGGAATATCATTTCTACCAATGACAGGTGATAAAGATTATAATCAAGCACCAAATACTGCGGTTATAACTGCAAAAGAAATGGTAAAGAAATATGATACTGCAGCTATATTTGCTTCTGGTTTAGTTGTTGATGGTTTAAAAGCTTTTGATAATATTTGGATTGCATGTTCAACTGCTCAAGGTATGGGAGAAAATATTAATTTAGATGATTCCACTACAGTAATGAAAAAAGATTGGGTTCGTAGATTTAATAATTTTGCTAATAATTATTTAG